GTTGTAATGCGCCATTGTGCACCCCGATAGGCAAGCACTCACGTTCGAGCCGTGAGCGGGGGCTAAGTTTACGTAACCAAATGTCTAAAACCTGTCTAAAAAGAGGGCTATTTAAGACAATAAAACAGCATCACAAACAGCATAACTACCTAATAACCAACCACTACCAAATGGCTAAAAAGCCGTCTAATTTGTGTAACCGATTTGAAAGGAGATTGAGCGCGCGGCAATCTTTATCAAATCTCTAATTTCAAATCAAAATGAATGAGTATCAAGAGTTTTTAAAATCAAAGGAACGAAAGACAATAGAAGCGGGCTTTGAACTTCCTGATGAAGAATTAAACCCTAACCTATTCGACTTCCAGCGTTACATTGTAAGCAAAGCCCTGAGAATGGGTCGGTATGCAATCTTTGCCGATTGCGGACTTGGTAAAACCCTAATGCAATTGGAATGGGCGCACCAAGTAAGCAAGCACACGCAAAAGCCTGTAATAATACTTTGCCCGCTGGCAGTAGCAGGACAAACCATACAAGAGGGGCAAAAGTTCGATATCAAGGTCCAAAAGTATGACAATAACGAACCATTACAAGGCGTGTATATCAGCAATTACGAGCAGTTGGATAATATCAATACCGCTCATTTCGTAGGGGTAGTGCTTGATGAAAGTTCAATACTGAAAAACTTCACCGGCAAGTATAAAAACCAACTCATCAAAGAGTTTAAAAACACTCCTTATAAATTATGTTGCACCGCTACCCCAAGTCCTAACGACTTGAACGAAATAGGTAATCACTCCGAGTTCCTTAACGTATTAGATGCTCAGGATATGCGTGCTAAGTGGTTCGTGCGTGGTGAGGGTATGAACAATTACCGATTAAAAGGACACGCTATCAACGACTTTTACGGCTGGATTAGTTCGTGGGCTACTATGCTTACCAAACCCTCTGATATAGGCTTTAAGGCTGAAGGCTATGAGCTGCCTAAACTCAATTACATCGAAAAGGAAATACAGACAAAAAAGCGTGATAATGGTATGCTTTTCAACCCTTACTCGGTGAGTGCTACCGAATTCCAAAAGGAATTGCGTAACACGCTTGACCAGCGATTGGAAGCAGTAGCCGAGATTGTAAATAATTCAGAGGAAGCGTTTATCATTTGGGTAAATCAGAATGAGGAGGAAAAGAAAGCCCTTGCGCTTATCCCAGATGCAGTAGCTGTGAATGGTAGCGAAAAAACAGAAGTCAAAGAAAAGAAACTACTTGGCTTTGCTAATGGTGAATTTAGGGTGCTGGTAACCAAAAAGAAAATAGCTCAATTCGGTATGAACTTTCAGAATTGCCACAATCAAATATTCGCAAGCCTCGACTTCTCATTCGAGGGTACATACCAAGCGGTTAGGAGGTCTTACCGCTTTGGACAAACAAAAGAAGTAAATATCTATTTCATAACTACAGACACAATGGAAAACGTAAAACAAACTCGTGAACGCAAAGAACAACAATTTAAGGAAATGCAGGCTCAAATGAATAAATTCATCAATGGCAACGCCTTCGGACTACTCAACTCCTACGCGTTTAAAGAAGTAAAAACTCCTAACTATTGGCTGATGAAAGGCGACAGCTGCATAGAGATTAAGCGCATTCCTGATAACTCAGTAGATTTAATCATATTCAGTCCCCCTTTTAGTTCCTTGTTTACCTACTCTAACTACATTCACGATATGGGTAACAACGAAAGCCACGAGGACTTTTTTAAGCAATATACATTTCTTTTGCACGATTTGTACCGTATCCTAAAACCAGGCCGTCTAATGGTTTGTCATACCAAAGATTTAGCCGTATATAAGAACTCAAGCGGCTACACAGGGCTGTACGACTTCACAGGCGACCACCATAGAGCGGTGGAAGCGGTAGGCTTTAAATACCACTCAAAGGTGAATATCTGGACCGACCCCGTATTAGAAATGCAGCGCACCAAAACGCAACGCCTGCTATATAAACAACTTCGCAAGGATAGTAGTTATACAGGCGTAGGGCTACCAGAATATTGTACCATATTTCGCAAGTGGGAAGGCGATGAGGAAACTTGGACACCGATAAACAACAAGAACAAAGAGAACTTTCCTTTGGAAGTGTGGCAACATTGGGCATCACCTACTTGGAATGTAGAAAAGAGCGATATAGACCACCTACACAAGGTGATGGAAGATTACAAAGTAAATACGTGGTTTGATATTAAGCGTACCGATGTACTCAATGGCAAAAAGGAAGCCATCGATTTAGGCGATGAAAAGCATATTGCACCGCTACAATTGTCAGTTATTAAGCGTTGTGTGCAGATGTGGAGCAACAAGGGTGAAACGGTATTTACCCCCTTCTTAGGGATAGGCAGCGAAATATACGAAGCCGTTAGTTTAGAACGCTACGGTATAGGGATAGAACTCAAAGATAAGTACTTTGAAACCGCTGTTAAGAATGTAAATACAATAACCGAGAAACAACGACAATTAACGTTATTCTAAATACATCATTCATTTGTCTCCCCTTGTCTTTGGCGAGCGTTATTATTTGGCGTGCCATTGTACAAATAGCAAGTTAAGGGCAAGGGGAGTTTTTTTTAACAAGTACATAACACCTAAAATACAAAAGTAATGGGAAGAAACGTAAAACAAGGCTTCAATTACTTTTCTTTAGATGTGGACATATTTTCTGACATCAAGATTCGGAAACTAATCAAAAATCATTCGGGGCGAGCATTGAGCGTCTATATATGCGTTTTGGCTTTTATCTACCGCAATGGATATTACGTGCTTAACGATGAAGATTTTGGCTTTATAGTCTCAGAGCAAACTGGGGATAAAGTTGAGTTTATAGAAGCGGTCTTAGACTACTGTGTGAAAGTAGGATTATTTTCTGCTGAGATGTTTGAACAGGGCGTTTACACCTCAAAAGGAGTACAAGAAAGGTACTTAGCAATGTGTAAAGCGTCCAGAAGAAATATTGTTTTTTCCGAATATACCCTCATTTCTTCCGAAGAAATGGGCATAAACTCCGAAGAAATAGCTATAAATTCGGAAAAAACGCCTATAAAGAAAAGTAAAGTAAATATTTCTTTTTTAGAAAAAAAGAAACAAAAAAGCACGCGTACAGATTTTAGTGAGGAGGAAAACAATCAGCCCTTAAGCGACCAAAAAGAAACCTCCCCCCCAGTTGCGCCCGCCCCCCCTCCTTTCAATTTCAGAAAGGCGATGCTATTAGAAGGCTTTACTCCTGAACTTGTAGACGAGTGGTTAAAGATACGCAAGGCAAAGAAAGCCATCAATACCGAGCGCGCCTTTAAAACATTCATTGAGCAGGTGCGAAAAACAAATCAGGATATAAACACAGTACTGAGCATCATAGTACAGAAGCAATGGAAAGGATTTGAGGCTGATTGGCTACACAGCGCACAAGCCCCCTTACAATCACCACAACAAACAATCATCGGCGAATATGGAAATATCATCACACCCACAAATCATTACACACCACCAAGCGGAAAACCTCCCTACGTTGCAGGACGACAAACAGCAGAGGATATTAGACAAAATAGTACAGGTTGGGGAACTCACACCTTTGGCAATAGCTAAAACAGGACACCAATACCCACTCCTTAAAAACCTCGACCGCGAAGCAATCGCTCCTATATTCGGACTGCTATTCACCCGCATTGCCACCCTTGTTGGGTTAAAAGGCGAAATCGACCCTTTGCAAAAGCAAGAAATATGGAATGCTGTTTTTAGCCGTTTTTCAGGACTTTCTTTTCAAGAGATATACAAAGCCTTTCAGATGGATAGAAGCGGGGAATTTGGCGACGTGACAGAGCATTTTCAATTCTTTGACGTGTCTTACGTCTGCACGGTTTTAGGAAAATATCGCCAATGGCTGCAAGACACTCAAAGAGTGCATAACATTAACATTTCACAATTACCCGAAAATCAAAATACTATGACAGAAGAGGAAAAAGAAAAAAACGTGATCCGTTGGCTCAATGAGCATTTTGAGGAGTACAAAACCACAAAAGCGATGCCTCCCCTACCCGTACCAATATACGAAGCCCTACAAAGGCGAGGAACGCTCAAACCCTACTTCGCAACCCTAACAGAACGTGATAGGCAGCTAATGCGAAGTGAGACAGACAAACAACTTCGCCACCAGCAAGCCATCGCCAAGGATAATAAAGAGTTTACCACGGCAAAGAACCTCATCAGCCTATTTCAACAAGGGGAAACAGACAAAGAGGGCAAAATATTACGCATAAAACAAGAAGTAACCTTGCAATTCTTTTATAACTGGCTCATCACAGAAGGCAAAGAACTATCAGAAATGTTATCGCTACAATAAACACCGAACACTAACCGAACACAAGGCGAACACTAATCGAACACAAAAACACCCAAAAAATGAACAACAGATTTATAACAGAACTCCGTGTAAGGGGCTTGCAAGTTACCCCACAAGAAGCACGAACCCTAATGAATATCGCAATTGCCGAGCACGACAAAGCCGTCGTAATGCCCGTACTTAAGCGTGAAAAGACAGCCCATTACGCAATCCTTGCCCTATCGTATGCCGATAGCCTTAATGAGCTGATGCACGGAATTGACGACAAAAAATTCAAAAGAGACTTCAAACTCGCTTTTCGTAGATTAAAACGATACAGCGGCGAGGCGGTGAAGCAATTCAAAAAAACAATGAAAGACGACAAAGTACTATTAGACGCCTTTGAGTCGTACTCTAATGACTTATCGGAAATGATATACCAGCATTTAGACGTAATTAACGAAGAGCGAAAATAAACAACAAATACAACAATGAAAAAACAATCACCACAAGAACAAGAAGCCGTCGAGTTATTCGAGTATGCTGCTCGCAATCTTATCAAGGAGTTTTGCCACAAGCAAGACCTACAATTTGAATTTGACAATTACGATGTAGGGGGAGGTATTATATGCTTATCAGACTATATTTTCAATATCGAGGATATATACTACGATATGAAGCACAACAAACCCCAAGGAAAGATACTGCAATGGTACGATTATGTACTAATGAGAGAGTCTAACATCAATTACCGCTCCTATTGTATAGGTATGAGGGAGGAATTAAAAAAGAAAGACAAATGAATACACAAAATTTAACAATCCAAGAACTCGTCCCACTCATTCATCAGTGGGCAAAAGAAAGGGGGATATTTGAAAAAAGCCACCCCTTTGACCAACTCCTTAAGATAACCGGTG